GACGAGTGCAGGGAAGATGGCAGGGTGCCAGCGGTTGCCAACCCCAATGGCACTAACACGGGCCGCATGACTCACAAGATCGTTGCCAACGTGCCCAAAGCCAGCCCTGATGTGTTCTTTGGTGAGGAGATGAGGGGGCTGTTCACACACCGAGGCGATCCTTACAAGCTAGTAGGCTTTGACGCCGAAGGGTTGGAGTTGCGTATCGCAGCGCATTACATTAACAGCGAGGCATTTACTGATGCGCTTATCAACGGTGACAAATCTAAGGGCACTGATCCTCACACCAGAGTTCTTGAGGCTTGCAAACCGTTTGGTGCCGACACTCGTGACGAGGCCAAATCTTGTGTCTATTCAACTGTTTACGGCGCTAGCTCTCGCAAGGTTGCGTCAATACTTAATCTACCGGAAGCCAATGGAAAGCAGATCATTGAGGCAGTTGAGGGCGTGTTCCCTGGCATAAGCACATTGAAGCCCAAGGTCGAGCGAGCCGCTAGCCGTGGTTACTTGATAGGACTAGTCGGCAGCTAAATATGGATGCGACGCGATTCCGACGGTAAGATCATGAAACACAAGGCACTTAACTATCTATTCCAGTCAGGTGGTGGCATAGCAATGAAGGTTGTGCTATGCTGTCTTGACAAGAAAATAAAGGAGAGCCAAGCTGATGTGACATTTGTAGGAAATATCCACGATGAAGTGCAAGCAGAGGTTGCAAAACACTGGATTTCGTGGTATACTGATAATGTCTCCAAATCATTTGAACAGGCAACAAAGATTCTAGGGCTTAGGTGCCCGCTTGCAGGTGAAGTGATATCTGGGGATGATTGGTCTGAGACCCACTAACGGAGTTAGGAAAAGATGAGTAAACAGATTGTAGAAGGTAAGATTGCAAAGGTATTCGTCAAGGACTTTGGCGAGCAAGACCAGTACGGTAATCAATACGCGGTCAACATCAACATCAACGATCAGTGGTATGGGCTTGGTAAAAAGAAAAAGCCTGCTGCCAACGTCAAGATCGGCTCTGACTGGCATCAGCTAGGCGAAGGCGATTACATTGAAGCGGTTGCATCTAGCCGAGAGTACAACGACAAGACGTACTACAACATTCGTAGCAGCGACATCACAGTAAAGGAGAAAGGCAATGGTGGTGGAGCCAGTGGGAACAGCGGTAGTGCTAATTCTGGCGGGTCTAATCCTGTACATTCTTCTCAGCCGATGAATCGAGGAGGAGATGACCGGCAGGCTGCAATCATGCGTCAGTCAGCTATGGGATACGCTGCACAGATCGTGGCAGGTACGCTTACCAGCAAGTCTGACTTGGATCAGGCAGCATCGGATGTAGTTCGTATTGCTGCAGAGTTCTTTGTGCCCTACGCAGAGCACGGTGTCACTGCTGATGAGACTCGCAAGCAGCAAGAGAACGAAGTTAAGAATCAGCAGGCGGCTCAGCAGTCGCAGGATGACAATGACGAGTTCGGGGACTCAATCCCCTTCTGATATTATGAGCAAGACCAAACGTAACCAGCCAATTCATCGTGAAGAAGAAAGGTGGCTAAGGAAGGGAGGCGGCTATAGCGGCCCCTCCCGCCGCAAACAAAAGCAAGATTTGATGCACGAGGCATACGAAAATGTTAGCAATTATAGACGCCGATAGCATCGCCTTTGCTATCACAGCAAGTATGGATCGACACATGCAGGAAGAGCCTGACGTGATGTACGATCACGAAGACATCAAGGAAGGTATATCGCATTTCTTACAGAATATCGAGGAAGATACCGAGTGCCTTGAGTATCGTCTGTTCTTGACTGGTCCAACCAGCTTCCGTAAACAAATTATGCCGAGCTACAAGTCTAATCGTAAAGACACCTACCGTCCTGAGATGCTTGGAGATGCGAAGCGGATTATGGTAGAAGAGTTCGGCGCTGAGTACGCACAGGAAGGTTTTGAGGCTGACGATGAAGTAGGACAGATTGCGCTAGACTTTTGGAAAAGCGAAGCAGAGGATGAATGCGTCATCTGTTCTATCGACAAAGACCTCGACACAATTCCTGGTTGGCATTACCGCTGGCCTACCTACAATCGGGAAGGCAAGACTTACTTTGTAACAGAGGAAGAGGCTCTGCACTTCTTTTGGGTTCAAGTGCTTGCAGGCGACCCTGGCGACGGAATCAAGGGGATTCCCGGTATTGGTCCTAAGAAAGCAGAGGCTTACCTAGTAGGATGCGTAGATCACGGGATGTACTACGATGCTTGTGAGGCGACCTACAAGAAGCTGCTGAAAGATCAGATGCCGGAGTCTGAGATTATGGGATATTTTGAAGACACGTTAATGCTACTAGAAATTGGTAAGGAGGGACGAGAAGATGTCTACAGTGCTGCTTGACCAGATTGAGGAGATTGCAAATGAGTACGAGTCTGATGACCAGATTGAAGAGAAAGTTCTTGAAGACCTTTTCTACGCAATCAAATTGGAAATGTATCAGCGGAGTACGGCTACAGATTTTAAGAGTTATGATGCCGGAGACTTTAGAGATGATGACTTCTGAGCTTGAAAGGGCAAGAGACGAAAACAAAAAGCTGAAGCGTCGAATAGCGACAATGGAGTCTGACATGAAGAGGTTGAAGGCTGACCCTTTCTTCTATCCCTTCTGGGCTACAAAGGACTGGGACAAGGCTTATGGCCCGACCGACAAGTGAACCGAAGTATCGCTCTCAATTAGAGCGCAGAGTTTGCAACAACCTCCGCAACAGAGGGGTGAAGTACCAGTACGAACCGTATCAGATTAAATACACAACGGAAGTTAAAACAGCGCATTGCGCTAATTGTGGAAACAAGGTTATCCTAAAAGAAAGGAACTACACGCCCGACCTAGTTTTGCCTAACGGAGTCGTGATAGAGATTAAGGGAAAGTTCACGGGAGAAATGAGAACGAAGATGTTGGCAGTTCGTCGATGCAACCCCGATCTTGACATCAGGATGCTGTTCCAGGCTGACAACTGGTTGACAAGGAAGAAGGCGCAGAGATATTCTGATTGGTGTGAGAGGAATAACTTTACTTATCACGTTGGAGAACAAGTCCCAAGTGACTGGGTGATTTGATATGAGACAATTTACTGACGAACAAGTCATCGCAGCCGTGGAAGAGATGGGCAGTCAAGCTGCCGCTGCTCTTCATCTCGGTATAAATAAACGTACTTTGGAGCGTCGCCTTGCGAAGATCAGAGATGGAGAAGATGGCAGTGAAGAGCGCCAATCCGGTGGTTTCGAGATTCCTGAAGGACATATTGTTAAAGGCACCTCAACTTTATATGACGCCACGACTGGAGAGCCTAAACTGGAGTGGGTCAAAACAGACCTTGACAAACAAGCCAAACTCGAAGCAATCCGATCAGCAGTAGACAGCCTTGTCTCTGTTGAAAAACCTAAGCCGCGACAGGGACTTCCTGCTCCTTATGCAGATGAGGTAATGACAGTCATCCCGATCACAGACATGCACATTGGTATGTATGCTTGGGGTGAAGAGGTTGGTGAAGATTACGATGTAGAGACAGCAGTTCAGATGCTCTGCGGCGCTGTTGACTACTTAGTAGAAGCCACACCTGCTTCTGAGAAATGCGTTATCTTGCAGATGGGTGACTTCTTTCACGCTGACAACATGAGCGGGTATACAGAGCGCAGCAAGAATATCCTAGATATTGATGGGCGTATGAGCCGAGTGCTTGAACTCGGTTGGCACGCCTTGGAACGCTGCATTGACATGGCTCTGCAAAAACACGATAGCGTTGAGGTGGTGTGCGTCCCTGGCAATCACGATGAGTTCATCAGCATTGCTACGCAGAATCACTTTAAGAGCTTGTACCGTGAAGAGCCAAGGTGCTATGTCCAGCCCGCGCCTACAACCCGTAAATACGTCACGTATGGCAAGAATCTGCTAGGCGTTACACACGGCCATCAGACTAAAGATGCCGCACTACCGGGCATTATGGCGGCTGAGAAGCCAAAAGAGTGGGGCAACAGCGAACATCGTCGGTTCTTCCGTGGGCACCACCACCACGACAACCGTGTAGAGTACAACGGCTGCATCGTTGAGCAGTTTAGAACTCTAGCCGCAAAGGACGCCTACGCTGCCGAACACGGCTACATGGCGGGTCGAGATATGAAGGCAATCGTGTTTGACAAAGAGTTCGGTGAAGTGGCAAGATCAACAGTGTCTGTAGATATTTTGAAGCAGTGGATGAAGGAGAAGAATGATGGATCACAGTGAGTTTGGCTCTTTGACAGATATGTCTGAGGACGGTTACGAGCTTGTAGGGGTCATTGCATTTTATCAAGACCCCGACGGCGAAGATGGAGCATTCAAGACTTTCTTGTCTGGCGACATTCCTGAAAACGTGACTGAGTTAGAAGGTATGCAAGCCTTCATTATGAATGTCCAGGCTATGATGGAAGAGTATCTCGATTCGGATATTCACTAATGGACGATCTTAGAGAAGATTATATTCACAAGGTGGTGGACGCTGCCAAGCACTCGGAGGCAAAATTTAGACACGCCGCCTTGTGCTTGGATTCAAGCGGCCATATTGTTGCTGTGGGCACTAACAGTCGCAAGACTCACCCTCAGCAAGCAGAGTACGCCAAGCGCGTAGGCAGACCACAGAAAGTGAGCCTCCACGCTGAGTTGGCTGCTCTTATTAGGGCTAGGGTAGATGTAGAGACTTTAATTGTCTGCCGTATTAACAAAAATGGTGATCTTAGGAACTCTAAGCCTTGCCCGGTCTGCGCCCTTGCCTTGGAAGAGGCGGGTGTAGAAGAAGTTTGGTTTTCAACAGATAAAGGATTCGAGAAACTATGACGGAATCAGCAATAACAACAAAGTCAGCACAGATCCTATCGGATATTGTGACGTTTACAAAATACTCAAAGTTTATTCCTGAGATTGGGCGGCGTGAGACTTGGGATGAGCTAGTTGAGCGTAACATGGCGATGCACATTAAAAAGTACCCGAAGCTCAAGAAAGAGATTCAGGATGTGTACAAAAACTTTGTGTTCACCAAGAAGGTGCTGCCTTCGATGCGCTCGCTACAGTTCGGTGGCAAGCCTATCCAGAACAGCCCGAACCGCATCTTTAACTGTGCGTATATGCCAGTAGATCACCCTGATAGCTTCGCAGAGGCAATGTTCCTGCTGCTAGGTGGTACAGGCGTAGGTTACAGCGTACAGCGTCACCACGTAGCAGAACTACCTGCTGTTGTAGGGCCACTGAAAAAGAACAAGCGCTTCCTGGTCGGTGACAGCATCGAGGGTTGGGCAGACGCGGTTAAGATTCTGTGTGAGGCGTACTTTAACGGTAAGCCACGACCTGTGTTTGACTTCTCTGACATCCGGGCTAAGGGTGCGAACCTAGTCACAAGCGGTGGCAAGGCACCAGGCCCACAGCCACTCAAGGATTGCCTGCATAACATCCAGAAGGTGTTTGACGTAGCGCTAGAAGAAAATGGCCGGGGCACTAAGCTAGCGCCGATTCAGGTACATGACATTATGTGCTATATCGCTGATGCTGTGCTTGCTGGTGGTATCCGCCGTGCTGCGCTTATCTCTTTGTTCAGCATGGACGATGAAGAGATGCTGACTGCCAAGCACGGTAGCTGGTGGGAGACTAACCCGCACCGTGGCCGTGCTAACAACTCTGCTGTCATCCTGCGCCACAAGGTAAAGCGTCGGGACTTTGACCAGCTATGGGGCAAGATCGTAGCGTCAGGTTCAGGTGAGCCGGGGGTGCTGTTCAGCAACGATAAAGACTGGGGCACCAACCCATGTGCAGAGATTGGCCTGCGCCCCTATCAGTTCTGTAACCTTTGCGAGCTAAACGTCAGTAACGTAGCAGACCAGAAAGACCTAAATGACCGAGCCAAGGCTGCTGCTTTCATTGGTACGCTACAGGCTGGTTACACTGACTTCCACTACCTGCGGGATGTTTGGCAGGAGACTACAGAGAAAGACGCTTTGATCGGTGTAGGCATGACAGGTATTGCGTCAGGTGCAGTCCTTGATCTTGACCTAGAAGAAGCCACTGACCAAGTGTTAGCTGAGAACGCACGAGTAGCTAAGAAGCTGGGCATCAATGAGGCAGCGCGTACGACTACCATCAAGCCATCAGGCACCAGCAGCCTTGTACTAGGCAGCAGCAGTGGCATCCACGCATGGCACAATGACTTTTATGTGCGCCGTATGCGTGTTGGTAAGGATGAGGCTATTTATACTTACCTAGCACAGAATCACCCTGAGCTAGTAGAGGACGAATACTTCCGCCCTGACGATCAGGCTGTGATTGAGATTCCGCAGAAGGCACCAGAAGGCGCTATCCTGCGGCATGAGTCGCCGTTTGAGCTGCTAGACCGTGTGTCTCGGTTCAACCGTGAGTGGGTACGCCACGGCCACCGTGATGGGCAGAATGCTCACAATGTCTCTGTCACTGTGTCTGTCCAGGAAGATGAGTGGGATGCAGTCGGTGAATGGATGTGGAAGAACCGTAATCATTTTAACGGCATCTCTGTTCTGCCTTACATGGGTGGCACTTACAAGCAGGCACCGTTTGAGGACATCACACAGCAGCAGTTTGAGATTATGGAGTCTGCGCTTACTTCTATCGACTTGACGCAAGTGCGAGAGGAAGAGGACAATACAGACTTAGGTGGAGAGGTTGCTTGCGGCCCGGAGGGTTGTGAGGTAGTTTAATACACGAAACTTGCGTATAGTGAAAGTATTTCGCATATATGAGTAGCTATACGCGATTCGTTTCAGGAGATTTGCAATGAAAGTATTTGAACAAGGTGGACATAAACAGAACTACTGGGCAAGACTGTTTAGCTTTAGCAGAGATGAGAATGAGAGGGCATTACTCAGCTTTGAATGCTCAACAGATGGCATCCCTACTTTCTGTGTCAGAGCGCAGGTAGGTGGCGACTGCTTTGCAGAGGTTGCCTTGCATGTGTTCAAAAAAAGTTTTTCTGTTACTGTTTGGAGCGTATAGATGAACGCAGTTTTCATTGATAGCATGGGAGGCGACTTGACTGCTGTGAACGCAGCACGAGTGTCCTTTGCTAAGAAGAAAGAAGTCATGGACGAGAAAGATGAGAAGCTCAT